TTTGACAGCCTTGCTCGAGGCCGCACCAACGGTGGGAAATTCGACACGGTTTGGATGAATTCCGAGCGTGCAAGCGAGCTCCAGAAGTCGATGCAGGCTAAGGCCTTCGTCGATGTCCAATCGGCCGGAAAGGCCAAGGTTGGCTTTCAGGGCTTCAACCTCATCACTTCGTCCGGAAACATCACAGTTCTCGACGACCCCACGTGCCCCTACGCGTTCGGCCTGCTCTCGCGCCGTGACGCATGGGAATTCGCAACGCTCGGCGATGCCCCGCATTTCGCCGAGGAAGATGGGCGCCGGTTCCTTCGCGAGTCCGCAAGCGACGGCATCGAGTTCCGCTTGAAAATGTACGGCAACCTGATTTGCCAACGTCCCGTTGATAACGTTGTTATTGACTTCGACGGCGTGTGAACTCTGTAGGAGGATAAGAAAATGGCAATCAAAACCAGCACAGATTTGATCATCCCACCCGCGCACGCTTTGGGCGTTCCAAGCGATGTGGACTACGCGCTTCGCACGCGCGTCGTCCGCATCAAGTTGCCAGCCGACGCAGCCGCTAGCACGCTGACTCAGCATCTGCTAATGGTGTCGGAAGTCCCGATCATCATTAACAGCTGCAACGTTGTCCCGCAAACTGCATCGACCGCAGACGCAACCAACTACGCTACGCTTGCGCTTCAGACTGGCGACGTTGCGGGCGGCGCACTTGGCGGCACCCCGCTTGGAAGCCGCAGCACAAACGTCACCGGGCTTGTGGTCAACACTGCAACGGCCGTGGCTTCTGGTCTGAATTCCGCGCTCGCGGCAAACCAGCGCATTGCGTTGAACGTTACTAAGCCGGGCACCGGAGTAGCGGTCGGCGTGCTCCTCGTCGAAGTGACCTACCAGCTCGCGTGAGGCAAATATGAGCACCACCGAAAAAGGCCTCTACCATCCCTACGCTCACGCGCGCGGGGTAACTGTCGGGAGCTTTCGCATCACCGCGAACACGCCGCCGACTGTGCAGGACGACCCGGGCGGCATCGTTGCCTCGGTCGCAAGAACTGGCGTCGGCGTCTACGTCGCTACCCTGAAACGGCGTTACGCTCGCGTTCACGCGCTGGCAAACACTAACAGCGTTCTCGGTTTTGCGGCCAACGTGAGCGCGACCGTTCCCGGCGGCACCGTTGCGAACACGATCACGATTCAAATTGTGAACGCTGCGGGCGCAGCCAACGACGCCGCCGGTTCGATCAACACCGTCGCATTCTACGGCTACGATACCTGACGCTAGGAGGTCTGCATGTCCGCGAACGTCTCGCTACTCGACATGCGTTCACGCGCCCGCGAACTCGCGGATATGCAAACCTCGAATCAGGCCGCGGCGTTTGTGACCGACGCCGAGCTAACGAATGGCGTGAACCGCCATCTGAAGCAGCTATACAATTTGCTCATCATTGCGCGCGGCGATGAGTATTACGCCGCAACAACGTCGTTTGTTATCGGCGGCTCGAACGCCTACCTACCCTTGTTGGTGCCGTCGTTCATGGCGCTGCTTGCGCTATCAGCAACGGACGGGCGGCGCGTTGTGTGGGTGCCGAAATTTAATCTGAAACAGTGGGCGTCGCTCGTTTATCAACAGAACACGAGCAACGCCGAGCTCGACGATTATCGATATAGGCTCATGGGCGCGAACCTCGAAATTAGGCCCGCAGTGACGAACGCGAGCCACAGTTTCACGCTCCATTACGTCCCCGCGTTCGTGCCCCTGGTGCTTGACGGCGACGTGTTCGACGGCGTGAACGGTTGGGAAGATTGGGCGATTTACGGCGCCGCAATCGATATGCTAAACAAGGAGGAATCGCTTGAACAGGCGAATGGCCTGATGGCGCAGCGAGCGCAGCTCGAGCAACAGATCGCAAAGCTCGCCGGCGCTCGAGACGCAGGGATGCCGGAAATTGTGGGCGACACGATGCGGGACTGGGACAATTACGCGCCGTGGAATCGCTGGCAAGCATGACGCGCGCGCGGGTGCTTCCGCTCCAAGGCTTGCGGCCTCAGTCGGACTCGTTTGCGAAAGTAGCGCTCGCCGAGGCCGTGGATTCGCAACGACGCGACGCGAATCGTCTCCCTTTTGCAGTTGGCGTGTGGCTCCGCGACGTTGCAGTACCTGCGTTTTTCGGCGTCAAATTAGCGCACAATCTCGGGCACGTCCCGAGCGGTTTCATTGTCACTAAAGCAATCGGTGGCCCCGGGGTGTTCGTGAACTCGCAAACGGCATTGACGTCCACCGACGTCACGCTGGTGCATTCTGGCGCAATAACGATCACCGTTGACGTGTGGATTTTCTAACATGCCACGCCAGCCAATATTTATCCCGCTATCAACTGGCCTCAACCAGAAGCTTGACGAGCGCCTTCGCCAACCCGACAGCCTGGCGCAAGCTACGAATGCCTATTACAAGCGCGGCGGGGCGCTGACAAAGCGGCACGGGTTCACGCCGGTGACTGCCACCGGCTACACTTACGAGGGCACCGACAAGGGGTTGCTGTCGTCGGGCGACGAGCTGCTAATTCGTGGCAACCGCAGCCTGTGGGCGCTTATTGAGGGGAACGCCAGCCTTGCCCCGTCTTGGTTTAAGAAAGGCGCTCTTGCCCCCTTTACGGGCGCGGAACGCCCTATGTTCTCGGACTCGTTAAGCGTCCAAAGTTGCGACACCGCGCACGTTGCCGGCTATGCAATCCACGCGGCGACGACGTTGCGGTTTGTCGTCAATGGCCTGTCCACGGGCCTTGCGACGAGCCTCGTTTACAAAATCGAGGCTGAGAACGCCGCGAACGAAATCAAACCCACTACGATTATCGCGTCCGATCCAATCGCGGCATACGCCGAGATAGGCGGCGCTCGCGTCGTCACCGGGGCCGGGGCCGGGGCTGGTGAAAGCGTGGCTTTTATTAGTGTCCAGCGCCTCGCGACGACAACGTTGCAATTCTACCGCTGGTCGTCTTTAACCCCAACAACCGCGCCGGCTGTGTCAATTACGCACGCAGATTTGACCGCGTACGTGTTTGACGAAACAGGCAACGTTCGCACGCACGACTCGACTCCGCTTGGCACTTGGCCGACGGGTTTTTCGGGCCAGTGGGCATATACTTACGTCCGGCGAGGTGGGAGCGAGATTTACGTAGCGCGCATGAGCGACGCCGCGACGAACGCATCATGGGTAATTCTGCCCGCCGTAGGCCGCGCGTGGATGTACTGCGCGATAGCCGACGGGCCGAGGATTGGGCAAATCTACATCCTGGCAGCAGACGACGCCGATAACGTTTATTTGAAAGCGTACACGGAAAACGGAGTGCTCAACTGGTCCTGGCTTGTACCAAGCTCGGGTTACCAACCGTACCAGCTAGGCGTCGTCGAAGCCTTAAACGACGACCGCGTAGTGACGGTCGTTGTGCGAGGCAACGGAATAGCGCCGACGTTCTACAACCTCGACATCAACGCAACAAATTCCACAAACACGGCTTTTTCGTCTCGCAAAACCGTCAGAAATTGCGGCGCCGTATCCAAGCCGTGGTCCGCAAACGACAGGTTTTTCGTGGCGGCGCGGCCATTGTACCCCTCGGGCAGCAACGGGTACTGCTCCGAGGTAATATTTGATCTTTTCCAGGAGAATTCGTTTGTCCATCTAACGGCCCCCGTGGGCCGGTACAATTTTGGCGTTACGCCGTCGCTTGTTAAAAGCTTTCGCAACCTTCCGACGGGTTCGCTTCAAACCGTCCAGCAAAAAGCCACGGTCCTAACCGAGTATCGGTACGGGACGCACAGAATCACTGCCGACGCTTTAATTCAGGAGCCGACGCTTGCGAGCGACATCGTGGACCTCGACTTAAACGGCAAGGTTTCACAAGGCTCCGCATCGCAAGGCGGCGTCACGTTCGGCGGGGCAAACGTCGGCTATTACACGGGGCAAGCCGTCACGGAGCTCGGTTTTGCCAGCGGCCCCTTTGTGGTCCGCACGGCCTCGGTTGCCGACGTTACCAGCACACTGGTTGCTGGAACGTACACTTATCTTGGCGTTTTTGAGAGCTACGATGAAAAGGGCAACCTGACGCGCAGCGTCCCCGGCCCTTCGGTCACGCACACTGTAGCGGGGCCAAACCTGCGCGTGGAAGTCGAGTTTTACACGCTCGGCCCATCGCAACGGTACTTCAGCGGCAAGCGTTTCCAAGTGGCGCTTTTCCGCGCGGACCAGGACGGGGTGTTTCAACGGTGCTCGACGCCGTTAACAAACACGTTTGACTCGGAACTCACGCAATTTTTCCCCGCCATTCGCGACACCGGCGCGCAGTTCGACGCCCTTTACACGCAGTCGGGGGCCGAGGTTGACGCCGCCGGCCCCGACGGTGCCGCGTATGTCATGGTGGGCACAAAACGCGTGTGGCTCGCGGGCTTCTTTCGCCGTGACCGTGTGCAGTACTCGAAACTTTACAACGCCGCGACTGCGAACCAACTTGCAATTGCGCCCGAGTTCAATGACGCCTTCGCATTCCTAATCCCGGGCGGCGAGCACGTCACGGCGCTCGGCGAGCTCGACGACAAAACCATCATTTTTACGGCTGGCAAAATCTACGCGGTGGCCGGGACTGGCCCCGACGACGGGGGCCGCAACAACGACTTTTCGGGCCTCCAGCTTATCAGCTCCGACGCAGGGTGCGTTGACGTCCGAAGCGTCGTCGAAACGCCCGCGGGGCTGTTCTTCCAGTCGCAAGCCGGGATGATGGTGCTCGGGCGCGACTTGCAGATTAACTTCATCGGCGCGGCAATTCTCGACGCCACCGATGAGTTTACCGAATGCACCTCGGGCGTTTTGGTGCCGCGTAACAACCACGTTCGGTTTACGCTGCGGAACCCGGTAACCAGCACCGGAGTCGTCCTGTGTTACGATTTCGCCCAAGGCGCGTGGAGCCGGTGGGACGTCCGCACCGCGGCGGGCGTTCTTGATCCGGTAGGCGCGACAATGCACAAGGAAAACTACTACGTCCTGTCAAGCGCTGGCATCGTCTACAAAGAGGATCTAACCAGCTACTGGGACAGCTCGACCCTGTACGTGCCGATGAAAATTGAAACGGGCTGGCTTCAAGCCACGCAGCAGAGCGGGTTGCAGCGCGTGCGCCAAGTGGCCGCGTTGTGCAAGAAAAACAACCGGCACACTTTGACGATTTCGCTCTACCAGGATTTTGACTCGACAACGCCGACGCAAATCCAATCCTACGGCGAGGCCACTATCGACAATCAGAAACTCGTAGAGCTTGAAGTCTTGCGAGTGAAGGCGCAGAAATGCACGTCTTTTAAATTGCGAATCGAGGACACGGCGAGCGCTGGTTCGACAACTGGACAGGGTTACGATTGCACCGGATTCACCGTCGAGCTCGCGGGCAAACAAGGCCTCTACAAACCCGGGACGCAGCAGAGGAATTAAGAAATGCCATTCAAGGCTGTAGGCGAACCGCTCACGTATGAAGAGCAAATGAGCAAGGCCCGGTACGCCACCGGGGCAATGTACGGCGACGCCTACGAGGCCGAGCAGCGTAAGCGCCTCGAGGCCCGTTACGCCGAGGAGATACCCGCGGCTGAAGCGATGCGCCAAGCGGCGATGAGCGGCGAGATGCAGGCGGGACAGAGGCTCGCGGCGGGGCAGGATATGCAGCAAGCGGCGGTGGCCGCGGCTAGTGGGAATCCGCTAGCAGCTCGAGGCGCGCAGTTTGCTGGCGCAGGGCAGGCGTTGCAAACCTCGATGCAGGGCGCGCAGCAGGGGCAGCAGGCGCTTGAGGCGGGTACCAACGCGGCGCTGGCGGCGCATATGCGGCAGATCGACTACGGCCAAGCGGTGCAGACTGAAGAGCTGCGGAAACAAGCGCTCGCGAAACGCGCGGCGCAGCAGCAATATCAGCTGCAACAAGGCGTCCAGGCGCGGCAAGACGCGGATGACAGGCGATTCGGCGAAGCGGTGTTGGGCGCGGCGAACACCGGACTCGGGTACGCTGGGCAAGCGTTGGGCGGGCCAAAGGCGTAGGAGCTAAATAATGACAATGATCGACGATTTTAAATACGCCCGCCCCGAAGGTCAGCAACGCCGCCGAGACGCCTACGGCGCGCTCTACGACGACGCGCTCGGGACAATCGTGCCGCCAGAGATGGGGCCGAAGGCCACGCAAGGGCCGGAGGGGCAGCTGTGGCAAGGCTTGCAACAACAGCAGGCCTTCGCCCAATCGCAAGCGGGCCGGCGCGGCTACGACCCCTCTATGGCGCGCGGCGCTAGCCAGGCCAACGCGGAGCTCGAGTCACAAGGCTACGGCGCAGCCGCTGGAATTCGCGAGCAACAAGCCGCGTACGCGCGCAAAGCCAGGCTTGCGCTTTTGCAGCAACGCGGGGCGCAGGACATGGCGCAAAGCGGGATTGAAGGCCAACAACTCGGGCAGTCGTACAGCGATTACGCTTTTAATCAGCAAGCCAAAGACGACTTGCAGGCTAAAAAAGAAGCCGACGAAACCAGGACGCAAAACGCGGTGCTGGGGGCTGTGACCGGAGTGGCCGGGGTAGTCGGAAAAACGGTAATGTCCGACGAAAGGCAGAAGAAAAACATGAAAGACGGCGGCATGGCGGCAGACAAATTGATGGAAGCTTTAGCGATGCCCGCGAATCGCGAGGCCGCAAAAAGGTATTACAATACGCCCGCGGGCTACGCGCGAAAGAGGCCGCTGAGTGACGACGAGCCGGCCGCAGGCGACGACGACGAGATCGAGCAGCTCCAGCGCATGAGCGACGAGAACGACGCGGACATCACGAGCCCCGCCGACATCAAGGCCGCACGTCTGCGGGCGCTGACCGCGAGCCTGAACGAGCGGGACCGCGCAGTCGCGGGTGACGCACCGAACCCCGCCGACGTCTCAGGTAAGCCCGTGCGTCTCGCCGACGGCAGCTATATGATGCCGACGCAACAGCTAATGGCCCCGCTTTCAATGCCAAGGCGCCGCGGGGACGTGCAGCTCCCGCCCGACGCAATCACGGCGACACCTAGCCGGTACACCGAAGCGCAGCGCGCCATGGCAAACGAGCATCTAGGCATCCGACGCGCGATTGACCCGCGAGCAGCGGCCATCGTCGCCAAGGCGATGCCAACGCAATTTGAGGGCATTTCGGATGATGAGTACGGGGCGGCGCCCGATGAATCGCAAAAGCTGGCGCAATTCTTCAACGAACGCGCGGCAGAATTCGAGGGTCGCGCGCGCGCACCGGAGGCCGCGAAACGCGCCGAGGTTGTGCGCTCGTTCGACGACTACGCAGCCGAAGCAGCAAGCAAATTGCAACCGAAAATGCTTAACGGCGCGCTCGACGCAGCCTCGCCGAAGTCGTTTGATTACCGCGGCGATGTTGGACCCGCGGGGCGGCAGCTCGGGGTGTCGGCGCAGGCGATGCAATCGAACCCGCTGACAGCGGCGATGGTCACGCCAACGCCCCGCGGCCTCGGCTTGGACACGACCAAAGCCATCGGGCCAATGCTCGGGATGCTCGGTCAAGTTGGCAAGCGATTGAAGCGCGTGGAGGCTCGGAAATAATGGCGACTCCCGAATTGTGGCCAGAAACCGACGAAGAAGCCTTCGCACGCGAACAGCGGCTAAAACAAGGCGCAGAACGCGCGGCGCTTGCCGCATCCGCGGCGCGGCTGGCATCCACGCGCGTGCCGGAAACACTGGCGCGGGATAGAGACTTTGGCGTACCGGCGGCGCAACCACCGAAAAGCGTCGCAAGACTTTTTGAAAGCAACGCGCCATCGTTGGGCGCGATGTCGTTCGCGTCCCCGGCGTTGGTGCCCGGGGTGGCCCCGCTAGAAGGCCAGTTTGCGTTTCAACGCTTGGCAACGCCGTCCCCTTTTTTAGGCGAGCGACAACCTGATTACGCCACAGCCGATTTCAGTAGGTCGCCCGCAGCCCCGCAAACCATCGCCCGCGCACCGGTAACCTACGCCCCGCGTCCAGCCGCACCCGCTGGCTTGCCGATGCTCTACGGCACGTTGCCTGACGAGAAAGCTTACGAGGCTGCAAAAGCCTCAGGCAAACTCACGCCGCAAGCAGCCGCGGCTTACGACGCCGCGAAAGCGCGCTACGCCGCCACGCCGCTAGGCTTGACCGGCGAGGGCATGTTGATTGACTCGGCCAAGCGCAAAGCCGATTTAGTGGCCGCTGGGGCCGAGCAAACGAGCCTCGCAAACGCGCTCGAGCGGGACACGAAGGCGCAAGAGGCCGCGGCAGTTACCGAGCGAGAACAGATTGCCAGCTACGAAAAGATGCGCTCCGAGTTCGACGCGTCGCAAAGTAATCGCGTCGCACAAATGGACACGATGAAAGCCGACATTGCCGCGACAAAGATTGACCCGTCGCAGTATTTCTCGAAGGGCAACGCATTCGGCAACGTCTTGTCGCTCTTGGCTGTTGCGCTCGGTGGTTACGCCGAAGGCTACAGCGGCGGGCGTCTCAAAAACAACGCGCTTGCAATGCTACAGAATTCAATCGACAACGATATCGCGGCGCAAAAAGCGAACCTTGACAATAAAAAGAGCGCGCTCGGCGCGGCGCAGTCAATCTACGGCCTCGCGCGCCAGCAATTCGGGGACGACCAGCAAGCCGCGGAGTTCACGAGGGCGCGTCAAAACGACGTGCTAAAAACGCAGGCGTTGCGATTCGCGAACGAGGGGCGCACCGAGGCGATTCGTGCGAACGCGACGAAGCTCGCGGAGCATTTGGATCTCGAAAGCAAGAAAGGCGACAACGAAGTTCAACTGCTCCACGCGAAAGCCGAGCAGCAACGCATCGCGGCGGCGAATCGCGGCGGTGGTGGTGGCGGGGCTACGCCAGAAGAGAAGGCGTTCGCGAAAGAGCGCGCGGTAGAGCGAGAAGACCTCAAGATGAGGCGGGACAGAGCCGATACGGTGAAGGCCGAGCGCGAAGCCGGGGGCGAAGGCGAGACGCGAAAAACGCAAGGCGTGGTGTCGTTCGAAGGCGTGGACTATCTCGTCCCGAAGGATGCCGCGAGAGATTTACAAAGCGCGGCAGCGGCAGCGGCAGCGACGCAGAACCAAGCCGAGTCGTTGGTCGAACTTGGTAAGGGCGGCTGGCATCAGTTAGTTGGAACATCGGTAGCGGCGGGGCGGGGCGAAATTATTCGTGGCGCGCTCGCCGCTAATCTCGCGAAAGCGAACAGCGGCGGCTTCAACCCGTCGGCACCGACGGAAGAGAGGGCGCAAGCGACGGTGACGGCGCCACCACGCACGTTCGGCCAAGACGCATGGGCAACGACTATCCATGAAATCCCAAAACTTGCGGCCGACTCCGTGCGGCAGCACCTCAAAGCCGCGGGCGCAGTGCGCCGCGACGGTGCGTCTCGTGCCGCTCCCGTGAAATCGTACGAGAGTAAATAATAATGGCCCGCGTTCCGGTCCTTAAGCCCCTCAGCGGCAAGCTCGTCTATGTCGAGGAATCCGACCTCGCCGCGGCCAAGGACGAGGGCTACGGCGTCCCAACGGCGCAAGAGGTCGCGCAAGCTGAACTCGGCGAAAAATACGGCGGCATCGAGGCCAAGGTCGGGGCCGTGGTCGGCGGCGCATTACGCGGCGCGACACTCAGCGGATCGGACCTTCTCGCCTCGCAACTCGGGCTCGGGGAGCGGTTGCGAGCGTACCAAGAGCTCGAGCCAGGGCTGTCAATCGGCTCCGAGGTCGTCGGTGCTGTCGCGCCCATCATCGCCTCGGCCATCGCGACCGCGCCAGCGGGCGGGGCTGGCGCGGCTCCAATCATCGGGAGCCTCGCCGCTCGCATCGCGGCTCAAGCTCCAGCGGCGCTTGCGATGCGAGCGGGCGAGCGCGCGGTCGCGGGGCTAGGCCTTGCCGCCGCCGAGGGGGCCACCCAAGGCATCGGGCGCACCGCGTTGCGATTCGGGGTGCAGGGCGCCGCCGAAGGGGCGTTACAAGGCGCTGGACGCGAAGCGGGGCAACTCGCGCTTGACAACCAGCTCAACGGCGAACGCATTGGCCAGATTGCCGCGGCGGGCCTAACTGGTGGCGCGCTCGGGTTTGGACTTGGCGGCGGCATCGGGGCCGGCGCTGGGTTGCTTGGCAAAGTCGCTCGCCGGGGCGCACCGGCGGCAGCACAGGAGGCCGCAGGACGCGTCGAGGCACCGCTCACCGACTTGGCAACGCCGCTTGAAGCCGGGGCCGTCAAAGCGCCCGTTGGCGCGGTTGGCGACGTGCTCGAGGCCGTGCCTGCGGCGGGCGAAGTTGCCCCGCTCGGCGCGAGTGCAGCCACGACGCTAGACGACGTAACCGCCGCGGCCTTCGTCGATTCGCTGACGCCACCGCCAGGTGTCAGCCGTCCGGTGGCAAAAACGCTGCTCAAAGTGAAAGGCCGAATGGCTGGCCTAAAGGGGGCCGAGCTCGACGACGCGATGCGCCTGGCCGAGCCCAAGACGCGTGCTGCTGCGCTCGACGGCGAAAAGCGCCTGGCAGAGCTTGTCTCGGGCAAACAACCCGAGGGCGGGTTGCTCGTTAAAGCGCAACCCGAATCGATCCAAGCGGACCTAGATCGCAAATGGGTGCTTGAACAAAAAACGGCAACGCTGATTCGCAACGGCGATCTAAAAATCGCATCCTATAAAGGCCTGGTGTCGTCCGACGCGGACAGCGTGTTAACGCAACGGGCGTTTGCGGCTGAAGCAATTCAGCAATCGCTTGACGATGTTGAAAGGGCAATTTTAGAAGGAAAACAACAGTACGCGCAAACCGGATTGCCGCAGTTGAAGCACGAGCTTTTGCTCGCGCAGCGCGAAATTGATGCCGCGTATGCGTTGGGCGGGGCCGAAGGTTCCGAAGCCGCGTACAAAGCGCTCGACGTTGGAGCCAAGCGCGCAGTCGGTAAGGTAACATCGAATTTTCAAGGAATGCCCAACATGGGCGCGCAGCACCGGCGGTTGCTAACCGACATCCTTGAGCCGATGTACGGGCGCCTTCGCACCGGCCTTGAAGACGAGGCGATATGGGGGTTAGCAGGCGCGCAAAACAAGCGAATGAACGCGCCAATGTCCGCGTCGTTTGACAAATCCAGCATGGTTATGCAGTCCTGGTATCACGGCACTGAGTACGGGGCGCACCCCACAAACCCGTGGTTAAGTGGGCGCATCGCAAACCCAGAATCGATTCTTGCAAACATCGCCGCGACGACAAAGCCCACAGAAAACATTGCTTATAAATCGCTATTTGCACAAATCAAAGATTTGACGGAATGGCAAAAAGCCGCGCTTGAATTTGGCAATTTGAGCAAGCTGCCGGCACATCGCGCGGACATGGTTGAGCTGGCGGCGATCAACGCGCGTTTGCAAAAAAAGCTTATTGAAGGCGCGCAAGTCGCAAAGGCTCAAAAGACGCTCGCGGACCTCGGTGCTGGCGTTGGGTTCTTGCCGAAGTGGATCTCACCGCTGCTCGGGACGCGCACGGTTTTGCGCGCCGCGGAGATGCTCGACAACATCGCCGAGGGCAAAGCCGGGACGGTTGCCGCGGGCGTCACAAAAGCCGCCGACGCTATCGGCAAAACGTCCGTCGTTGCCGTTAAACGAGCGCCGACAACCGGCGTTGCTGCGGCAGCGTTCGCCGCCAAAGCCGCAAGCGTTCGCAAGCTCGCAGAGCAGCTCCCCGCTATTGAGGCACAGGTCGCAAAACAAACCGAGTGGCTGGCAGAGCAAGCGCCGACAGCGCGAACCGAGGCCGTCAAAACAGCCGTGCGCCAGGTGGACTACCTCAACGCCAATTTGCCGAAGGGCTTGAAAGCTCCCACACCCTACGCGCAAGACCTCCCGCCTACGCGCGCGCAAATTCAAACTTGGCTTGTGCGCCTTCGCACCGTCGAGAACCCCGCAAGCCTTCTTGACGACGTTGCATCCGGCAAGCTTTCACCCGAGGCCGTTGACGCCGTGCGAACGGTTTACCCTGCGACTTTTGCGGACATGCAAGCGCGCGTCGTTCAAAAGCTCGCCAAATTGCAAGCCGAGGGGCGCGCGCCAAACGTCGCAACGCGCACGCAGCTCGGGCTGTTGCTTGGCATTCCAACGGACCCGCTATTGATGCCTCAATCAATGCGCGCCATCCAATCGATCTACCCGCCGCCGGCAAGCGCGGGGCCGTCTGGAGCTCCACCGCCAGCGCGTCGAGGCCCGCCAAGCAACATCGCCAAAAACTATCAAAGCGGTAGCGAGGGAATTGCGCTAACCTCGGAGCTGAAATGAGCGCCTCCAGCCAACTTTACTCGTCGCCGGATTACGTTGCGTTCCCGGCCATCGTCGCCGACGTGGATTTATTGGCAAACGATCCGAAGGGCCGCAAGCGGACCTGCATCAGAATCACCGTGCAAAACGCGGCCCTGGGCGTTGCTGGCGTCATCGTCGTTCAACGCGGCGACGGCGTGAACGTGACTGTCCCGATTTACGGCGGTCAGTCGCGCGAAATCCAGGCCGCGAAAATCATTGCGGTTGGCACCACCGCGACCGGCCTCTTGGTGCACTGGTGAACAATGATCACCTTCTCCATCGATTGTGTCTCGCCGCCTTGGTTCTTTTTACCTGATGATTTTATGTGGACTCCATACACCGCGACATTTGCAAGCCTTTCAGCCGCCGCGTTGACGAGTTCGATCACGCTCGCAACGTTGCCGGCGAAAACTGTACTGCACGCCGTAGCGATAAAGCACGACACCGCATTCGCCGGCGGCACCATCGCGAGCTACACCGTGTCGGTTGGCATCGCCGGAACAGTGGACAAATATGCAAGCGCCTTCAACGTTTTCCAAGCCGTGGGCGCAACTGTCGGGCAATTGTCGCATGCGCTGTTTTGCGAAAACTTCAGCACGACGACGCCGGTTTTGTTGTCCGCGGTAAGCACCGTCGGGCTGCTCAACGCTGCAACCGCGGGCAGCGTCACCATTTGGCTGTTGACCTCCACCCTGCCGTGAAAATATGACAATCCACGAAACAAAAAGCGGTGCGTTGCGGCTGGCGTCTGGCGAGGTGACGGTTGCGGCTGTCGGTAGCGGTGCCGCGATTGGCAGTACGGCGACAAATTGGTTCACGGGCGGCGCTGCGTCGGTTGTGCGCGCTCCGATTAACACTGACCTGTCCGTAGAGATGAGCGGAACCGGCAGGTTGTTTTTCGATTCTAACGGCGCGGCTCAAGCATGGCGCGCTGGCAGTTGGTCGTTTTATTCGTCCGGCACCGTGCTCGGGCTTCAAATTGTACCCGGGGCGACAAGCACGATGACAGGCGGGGCCACGTCATGGACGCTCGACGCTGCGGCAATTATTAACATCGGAACCATTGCGGCAACGTCGGTAAAAATCGGGCGCTCCGGCCAGTCAATAGGATTTTTCGCCACTACGCCAATTGCCAAGCCGACGGTAACAGGTTCTCGCGGTGGAAACTCGGCCCTACAAAACTTACTTACTGAGCTCGCAAATTTGGGCCTAATCACCAACTCCACCTCCTGAGCAAATCCCAACATGCCCTACAAATTGTCAAAGCCACAACCCGCAGCAGTCGCAACGGCCATCCGCATCACGAGCTTTTCATACGCCGCGGAGTCAAACGTGATGCGCGTCGAGTTTGTTTCTGAGACGAGCGCCGGCGTCGTCGTCGAACACGGCTCCGAGTTGTTCGGCGCTGATGAGCTGGCATCCGTGGATGAGCACGGCGAGTTGCGCGGGGGTATAAAGCTCGCACTCTATGCGATGCTCGCGACAAGCCGCGGCGCGCTTGGAACGGTTGAATAGCGTGGCCTCGGCGAGGCCATCAAGCCGACCGATACCGCCAGCGATTGCCGCGGCGCTCGACTCGAAGTTTCAAGCTCACGAGGCGCGCTCTGCCGCGTCAATCTCCGAGCTACGCGAAAACTTGAGCGAAATGCTTGCGAAACAAGCGGCGCAACAGGACAGGCGACACGAGACAGTGATGGCGCTCCTTGTCGGCAGTTCGACTCGAATCGAGCTGCATGAGTTGCGAATCGGCAACGTTGAAGCCGAGACGAAGGAAATTGCAAGCGACCGCAGGACCGCAACGGGCGACGTCAAGCGAAGCTTGCTCGCAGTGTTTGTGGGGGCTTGTCTCGCTCTACTTGGTGCTCTCGCCGCGAAAGCTTTTCGATGAAAACGAACTGGAAATCTTGGGCCTCAGTTGCTGCCACCGCATTTATCGGCGGGGCTATTGCCCACGTCGCGGTGCCACATGCTGGCATCGGGTTGCGCCAAATCGCCATCGGGGCGCTCTTGGCTGGGGCATCGGCAGTCTTGCATTTGTTCCAGCAGCCGCAGGTCGCCTCCAAGGCCGTCGAATGATGAGGCGCGCGTTGGCTCTTGGGCTTGTCGCGGCGCTCACCCTCGGGTGTGCCGGTGGCGCGCAGCTCGCGCTCCAACTCGCTCGAGGCGCGGCGTTTCTTTCGGACGCAATCAGCGTGGCCGATGCGGGCTCGCGGATCTATTTCGCGCGCCACCCAAAGCAAGACACGGAGCCTCGCATCGCCGCGGCGCTCAAACGCGCCAGGGAGAGCGCGGCGGCGCTGAGTGGGGCTTTGGCGCAACCCGGGCAAGCGGACCCCGTAAAGGCCCGCCAGGAGGCCGCGAAAGCATACGCCGAGCTCGCGGCGCTTCTCGTCGAGGCTGGCGTCGTTGCCGGGACTGCAATCGGTGGCGCTGAGACGTCCTCCCCGTTGCCAGGGGCGCTGGCGCTCCCGAGCTCGAGCGAAGTCGCGGCGGCGCTGCAATGACCGTCGTCGTCGAGTGGCTGCTCGCGCTGGCGCTTCAATTTGCGCCACCGTCGCAGGCGTTGCGGTTCCCGGGCTACGACGAGACTGCCGACGCGACGCGCGTGAGGTACGCCGCCATAGCCGAGGACATCGTTTTCGTCGTCCAGGCGCACGAACCGCTACCAGGGTTGACGCGGCCCGAGTCCGCGGCGTTTGTGCTTGCGATGGCTATCGGCGAGACGGGCTTGGCGCTCGACGCGGACAAGGGGCCATGTTTTCGAGGCCGGCACCTGGGACGCAACTACGCGGCGAGGTGCGACGGCGGGCGCGCTGTGGGCATCCTCCAGGTTCAGCTCTCCGCAGGACGCGCGGAGCACTTCGCCGACAGGCGCAAGCTCTTGGCGGTAGGCCTCAAAGCCTTGCGTGGTTCGCTCCTAGCGTGCTGGCGTCTGCCAGTCGAAGAGCGCCTTGCGGCCTACGGAAGCGGCTCGTGCTCGAACGATGGTGGCAAGGCGGGCTCGCGTAAACGTTTCGCGTTGTTCGCTCAGTTGCTGCACGCGCACTCAACCCCGGCGTGGCAACCGTGACGTCTACCTTGACGCCCGCGCACTACGGTGGAGTCGCGCGGCAAGATCGCATTGAGGGCCGTTTTTGCGACAAAGCGTGGCATTTGACTGGCAATAAACCTGTGATTGCGACCGTCGTGCTCCGGTGCGCTGATTGCGCGCGCGTCTACGCTCGATGCGCGCAATGCAATTGCGGCCATAATACCGCTGATAACAGTATGCGGGCGCATCGCTTTGCGGCTCATCGTGCGCCGCGCGCTCGGGTCGAGCGATGACATTCACTTCGCCGCTGTCTTGCGTGGCGCCTCATCCCTCGGGTTGGTTCGCGCTGCCGAGCGGCGTCGAAATTACGAGACTCCCGCTGTGGGACTCCGCGTCGAGTTGCTTCGCTCGATTAACGCCGCGGACAGCCGTCGAGTGGGCCACGGCGAACGGCGCGCGTCTCCCGTCGCTCGACGAGCTCGACGCGCTGCACGTTGTGGCGCTCCACATCGACCCCGCGACGATGCCGACCGCCGAGCAACTCGCCGAGGCTGGTATCCGCGCGAACGACGTCCCTGGCATCGACAAATTCCGCAACGGGAATATGACGTCGCTTGAGTGGGCGCGTCTGCACGACGCGAAGGTTTTCGCACGCCTCGCGGCGAAGAATTGGATCGACGAACCCGTGGCGAATGCTGGCAAGCACTGGGCGGCTGGCGGGCTCATCTACGGCTGGTGGCGTACCGATGGGACAAAGTGGCAAAACGCAAGCAAGGCGCACGCAGGGAGCAGCCATGCCGACTACGCAACGACGACGCACGTGGTGCGAGGGGGCGGCATCGTCGTGACGGCCCCACCATCACCGAAGCCTGCGGAACGAGCGAAGTCGGCCACAATCCTGGCCAAAAACTACACAAAATCAAACCGCGCCAAGGTCGATTGGGTAGTGCTGCACAGCACGGAAAATCCCATCGCCGTCGGCACCGCGCGAAACGTCGCCTTGTGGTTCGCGGGGCAAGACGCGCCGCAAGCGAGCGCCCACTACGTCGTCGGGCCTGAGAAGGTTTTTCAATGCGTTATCGAGCATGACGTCGCATGGGCCGCACCGGGCGCGAACGCCACCGGCATCCAAATCGAACTCGTCGGGCAAGCCCACAAGACGGACTGGACTCGCGACGGGGACGGGCCGCAGGACGGCCTCCGAGTCGTTGTGCGCGCAGCCGAGCTTGTGCGCGCAATCTGCAAGCGCTGGGATATCCCACTCGAGCGCGTGGACGCCGCCGGCCTTCTCGCCGGCAAACGCGGCATCACGAGCCACGCGGCAGTTGGGGCGGCGTTCAAGAAATCAACGCACGTTGACCCGGGAGGCGTCGGGGACGTGCGCTGGCCTTGGGAGCTATTCCTGCGGCTGGTGCGCGGTTAGCCGGTGCCTTTTTGCTCCTTTGGCGGGGCGTAGCCTTCGAGCTCCAAAACTCGCGCCTCGGCTAATTCCGCGTCGGCCTTCCATTCGTTAAACGACGCGCGAATCGTTTGGTTTTCGCGCGTCAACGTGCGGATTCTTTGATACCCCTTCTCCGCGGCCTCTTGCCAAAAATCGCGGCCTTCTCTCAAATAGCCTAGCTGCTCGTACAGAATGTCTGGGTCTAACCGTGGCACAGAGTGCACAGGGTCTTGGCGCAACTGGCTCGCTATTGCTTGGAACCAATCCGCGTCAAGCTCCCACGTTGTCATCGGGGGTCGAGGAACGGGAGGAGCACAACTTTTGCACTCGTGCCATTTCGCGCAAGCCGCTGAGTACTCCTTGGGTCTCCCGTTGCATTCCCCGCAGGCCGTCGTGTCGAGCCATCCCGCACGCTCCTTATCCTGAGGCATTGGGATTTCAATCTCGTCGTCAATCGGTGTGGGCGTTTTTCTCATTGTGTTAGCCTCAAAACGGAATGTCGTCGCCGCCAAAGCCATCGTCACCACCACCGACGATAGACACCCCGGGCAGCGGCAAGCTCCGCAACTGCCCTCGGCCCTGTCCCTGGCCCTGCTCGCGGGGCGCGCTCACGAGGTGGACGTCGCTCGCGCTGATTTCGGTCTTGTAGTGTTTCTGGCCGTCCTTCTCCCACGAGGACGTCCTGAGCGAGCCTTCGACGACAACTTGCGAGCCTTTCGTCAGGTGTTTCGCCAGCGCCTCGCCGCGCTTGCCGAAGATGATGACGTTATGCCACTCGGTGTGGTCGCTCCACACGTCGCCTTTCTTGATGCGCTCCGTCGTCGCGATTGAGAATTTGAGCAAGCTTGTGTTGCCCGCTTGTTTCAACTCGGGATCACGCCCGAGCCGCCCAAATAGTGTGGTTTTGTTCATGTGTCCTCATCTAAGCATAGGGCAGTGAGCTTTAGACAAACATACTCGCTGCCTCCTTTTGTGTAATCAAATTCAGACTTTTCGTGGCATGTGTTGTCAAGGGTTGTGCCATAAAGGTTAGCCCTGTCCAAGTTAGCCACGTCCAAGTTAGCCCCGTCCAAGTTAGCAAGGCTCAAATCAGCGCGGCGTAAGTCCGCGCAGCTCAAATTAGCGTTGCGTAAGTCTGCGCCAATCAAGTCCGCGCCACGCAAGTCTGCAAAGCTCAAGTCCGCGGCACAACCTTGTTTGAAACAAAGCCACAGCGCGTGGGCTTTAAGCACCGCTTCAAGCTGGCTTTTATTCATGGTTCTGTCCTTGGTTGTAGAGCGGTTTTGGCCGAGGCCTTGGTTTCGGTTTTGGTTTCAATGCACTCACGACGCACCGCCAAATTCTTCGGGCGCGTACACACCCGCCATAACCTCGGGCCAAGTGAATCGCGCGGCCTCGGCGATGCAGCGATTGATTAGCATCTCGCGCGGATATTTGCTCCAGTTGCCCCGGCCAGCAAGGCCCGCACGCTTCGCATCGTCGGCGCTCCACGTGTAGATTTCGGGCGTAGTCCAGCCGACGCGGCGCACGCTCACAGTCGCAAGCTCGTTACTGCACTCGCTCCGCACCACACGGAACTCCGCGCAGCTCGGATGCTCCAAACACCGCGCCATCATGGCCTGCGCGCTCATTGTGGGCTTGCCTTCGATGATGTGGAATGACCTGAGCGATGCCATAGCGCCGAGGCCGAATTCGCGGCCCGCCATGAGAACCAACAGCGCGGACTCGGGAGCGCCATACGCGGGAAACATCCGCGACGCGACGACGACTTTAGCCAAGCCGTAGGCTGAGCGCGAATCGATTGGCTCGAGCTGGCGCGTCCAGTCGCGCGGCAGCACCGCCAGGGCGTGCGCTGTAGGCGCTTCGGGGGCGCGTTCGATGATGGGCACCTCGTGTTGATGCGGCAGGGTTTTAGGTGGCTCTGGCAGCGCCGCGGCCTCGGGTTCAAATTCGTGTTCTTGAATCATGTTTTCTTCTGTTTCGGTTGCGGTGTTGGGTTGTGGTTTCCGCGGCGCTTTGATTGCCGCGAGCAATTCGGGAGTGATCGCGGCCATTGCGCGCTTGGCGTTCAGCTTGACGAGTTCAAGGCTCATCAGGATCGGGCAGTCGGCGCGGCTCGCAGCGTCGCGCAGGTTTTTGTCGAGGGCAGGGGTAAACGTGCCCTCGGTGCCGAGCGCGTCGAAGATGCCCGCAAGGGTGCCATGTTTTGCAAGCAATTTGCTCGCGCCTTTGGGACCGACCCCGACGACCCCGGGAACGTTATCGCTCGCGTCCCCCGCGAGTGCGAGCCACTCGGCAACCTGGCTTGGCGTAATGCCGAGCTCGCTTTGCACGTCGAGGTCAAAGACGTATTTATCGCGGGCTAAATGGTACATGTCGCACTCCGGCCCGAGGAGCTGGAGCAGGTCTTTGTCTGCCGTCAAGATTGTTTTGTGGCCCTCGATTGACGCGCACAGCGACGCGATAACGTCGTCGGCTTCGTACCCGTCAAGGCGCACGAGCGGGTAGCCTTCCGCGCGCAGCTCCTGCTCGCAGAGACGCAACTGCTCGAGCGCGAGCGCGTCCTTGTCGGGCCTCGTGGCCTTGTACTCGGGCCACAATTTACGCCGCCAGTTGTTGCCCGCGTCAAGCGCGATAACGGCACCCGCGCGAGGGGCAAGCGGGAAGCCGCGGGCCTCAACAGCGTGAGCGCGGATTTGCCCGACGGCGCGTTGGCGCGCAAAATTCACGGCCTCGTTCCCGCTCGCGTGCCATTGGCGCCAAAAGACGGCGCTGAAATCAACAATTAGCGTGCTCACTCGCGACCTCCCGCGAGTGCGCGCTCGACGGCCACGGCGGTCACCACGGCCAGTGACGCGGCCCACTCTGTCGTCGCGTCGCACAAAAGCGCGATGCTTTCTTCGTCGCGCTCGGCGTACGGGATGAGGGGCACGCGCTGCAGGTCGATGACCGCGCGGCCGAAGCGAATCAAGGGCGCGTCCAGCTCGCGTTGCGGGCTCATCGGGCACCTCGCAACGTTGGGCGACGCCAACCGGTATTGTCGCGCCACGCCTTCGCGGCGTCGTAGACTGCGCGGGTGGTCAACGTGGCCGTGTAGGCGTCCTCCACGGCCGCGCGGGAGCCGACGTAGCGGATGGCTTCATACGCCCCGTAAGCCCGATCATGGGCGTCCGCGGCGACACTGCAGGCTTGGACAGCGCGGGCCTCGGCCTTAACGTATTCGTCGCGCGTCATCGGACACTTCCAAACGCGCACAACGCAACGAGGGCGAGATTCGCAAGCGTCAGTCCGACGAGGGCGACGACGTACTCGCGCGGCGCAGGGGCGACGGCAGGGGCACTGGGAGGCCCGCTGCGGCGGTTGCCGGCGCTGCCCGGGGCTCGGGGCGGGTTCCAGCGAGCGACGAGACTCGCGGCACTGGGGCGGGGGCGGTAAGCGCGCGCAAAAGCGCGGCCAGTCAAATCAATCATGGTGAAGTCCTTGATGGAGGTGGTGGTGCGTCAACTCATTGCGAGCTGACGAAAAGGATGGTAACTTTTGTTAACAACTATGACAAGAAAAAAGCGCATTGCAAACGAAGAGCTAGCAAAATACCTCGTCAGAACGAACACAAGCCAAGCGGCGATGGCGCGCGTTTTTGGCGTCACTCGCACCGCCGTCCACCTGTGGCTCGCGGGAATTCGGCGTCCGAGCTGGCGTCACGCGCTCGCGATTGAAGCTTGGACGAACGGCGCGATCCCGGCCCGGGCGTGGCTTCGCGAGGAGCAGCTCGAGGCGTTCGCGGCGTTGGACAGAATCGAGGCGGCGCGATGATTTCGGTGACGCTTCGCATCCTCGCGCCAAGCACAACGAACCTTCGCGAGCACTGGGCTAAGAGGGCTAAGCGCGCCAAGGGGCAGCGGCTCGCGGCTCGCCTCGCACTGCTGCCCTACGCCCGCGAGCTTCGGGCGCTGGCAGCTCTCGGCGGCGTCATCCGCGCCGAGCTCGTGCGCGTGTCCCCTCGCACGCTGGACAGCGACAACCTCCAAGGCGCTTTAAAAGCCGTCCGCGATGGCGTGGCCGACGCGCTCGGCCTTGACGACGGGAGCGCGCGGTATCGCTGGGAATATAGCCAGTCAAAAGGCCAGCCGTCGGTGCTGATTACAATTGCGGCGCAAGGTTAAGCTAAAAAAGCGTCGCCGTTTCGTCAATGAAAAGGCGCGGTTTTCGGATAAAGCGACGCAAGGTAGAAGTTTTATGTTGCGGACCTAGGTGGCAGGGCTTATGGTCTTTTTACGAGCTGGCCACACCGACCGACTCGCAACAAGAAAGACAACGACCATGACCATCAAAAATTACACGCACGAGTTTGACAACGACGCAACCGAGGCCGTCGAAAACGCAATCGGCAAAAGCCAGGACGAGAACCGCGTCATTAAGATTGGCGACAGCAAGGCAGTGCGCTCGGTGCTCTCGCAAAAATGCGACGATAATTGCGACGGCGACGGCGGCTGTTACTGGGGCGAAAACAAGCACGGCAGCTGGTGCGTGTGCGTCAGAATCGGGGTGGAGTCGTGAACCGCGCTTACTTGCCCCTGGCCGAGTCAATCGCCATGGACCACGTTGCCGACCCACTGGTTGGCCGCTCGGTCGCCGCCGACGACGCGGACGACTTCGAGTATTTGGTGCTTCAAAGGGCTCTGGAGGAATGGGGGTTCGCCACATCCGAGTTCGACGTAGATGCGCTGCGGGAGGAACTCCGCGCGGCCCTCGGGCGGGAGGCAGCGGCATCCGAGGACGACGATGGCGACGATGACGAAGAGGAGGAGGAAGACGAGGACGAAGAAAGCGAGGAGGACGCAGCGTACAGCCTCGCTCAATGCGTTGAGGCCATGGCCTACGCCGCATACCTCGCCGCGGCCACCGGCCCGAAAGCACCGGCGGCGTACGATGCCTTCATCGCCGCCCAATTCGCCACCGAGGCCGCGCGGGTTGCGCGCCGCGACGCAAAGCTGCGGGGCGCGCTGTGAGCCTCGAGGCATCCGTCGAAGCCGAGCGCCTCATTGCCGAGAGCCAGTCGTCCGGCGGCGTCGCCGAGAGCCTGGATTACGACGCGAGCGGCGAGCTACGCCGGGCGCTTGAAGCGCGTTCACGGCGCACCGTTCTCGGGCCAGTAACGGGCCACGACAACAGCCGCAACCCTGACCGCAGCGTCTGGGTGCCGGTGCATTTGGTGACGTTTCACGGCGTCGGCAACGACGACGACGAGGCCGACGACCCGCGCCCGTGGGTTGTCGAGCTGGCCGAGGTGGCCGTTCTGGACTGGAAAGGAAATTACAATGACGAATGACAACATGGATTCATCAGTCGAGGCGACGCGGGCGGCGCTTGCGAAACGCGCAGAGCGGCTTCGCTCGTACTGCGAGCACGGGTTCCCGCTGTCGCGGATATTCGCGGCCAGGGCGCTTGAGCTCGGGCTTTCGGTGCGCGATCTGGCAATCAGGCTTGAGGTGTCCGAGGCGCGGGCGCGGCAGATACTTGGGGCCAAGAACCTGCGCGAGGATAATATTCAGCGCGTGGCGGCGGCGCTCGGGTTGCGGCTTGTGCTGGCGCTGGC